CCGAGTACGGCCGTATGGATTGGTCTTGGGGCGAGGACGATCCCTCTAGCGGCTGCCTCCTCGAGGAACCTCGACTGTTCAAGTCCGTTCCGGTCATGGACCCCGCCGGCTCCTGGACTACTTCCCACGAGTATTCGCTGCCCCGGTCTGAGTCGGCTTGGAGCTGCCACATCATTTCCGAGGCGCTCCGAGAGCTCCAGGACGGCGAGACGCGTGAAGTCCATGTCACGGCAGTTAAGGAACTGAGCGCCAAAGTCCGCACTGTGACTAAGTCGTCCCCGGCTGCTGCTACGTATTGTCGGCAATGGCAGCAGGAACTCTTTGGGGCCATGGTTGAGGAGTTTCCCGACGTTTTCCCCTCACTCTCCGGCAAGGTCGAGCCGATTTGCATCTCCCGTGTCCTGCACGGTTCTGATGATCCCGGCCGCGAGGTCGCCTCAAGCGACTTTGTGGCGTCGACCGACTTGCTGGATCCGGGCGTGACTAACCCCATCCTCGAGCCTCTGACGGACGGCTGGCCCGGGCGGGCTGTGATTCTCGATGACAATGCCGATAAGATCATCAAGTATCCGCCGCTCCTCAAGCATGGGATCGGGAAGTACGGGACCTTCCTTGACAGCTTCGGGGAGCGCTGGGCTCTCGGCGACCCCGATTCCCGCAATTGCCGCCTCGTCGACTTCGGTGACGGAGACCTCTACTACATCGAGACCGAGAGGCTTGAGGTAGTTAAGAAGTGCGGGCAGCTTATGGGACAAGCGACCTCCTTCCCTTTGCTCTGCCTCACCAACCTCCTCTGTTCTTTCGCGGCTGCGGGCGTTGCCCATCGAACCCTACCGCGGGACTTCGAGGTTTGGGCTGGCCTGTCGGAGGGGCAGTGGCGACGCGCCATCAGGGATACCTGGCGTGTTTTCCGGGTGATTATCAACGGGGACGACCGTCTGCGTTTGAGTTCGCCCACTGAGGAGAAGATCTTCTGGTCCATCTCGTCCACTGTCGGCCTCAAGCGTTCGCCCGGGAAGAGCCATCAGACGCGGGGGTTTGCCGTCATTAATGGCCAGCGTTACGTGCACACGCGTGGCGAGTGGGTCCGCAGTCCGATTCTACGTCTCAACCTCCTCTTGGGGCGGAAGAAGCTCGAGTCGGACGTCTTTCGTGCGAGCGAGGTGGTCACGGCTTTCTTCGAGACCTGCCACCACCGTTGGGCAGCGCGCGCCATATCCTTGTTCCTGTCGATCCACGGGGAATCGATTGATCGAGAACTCGACGGGCGCGCGCTCTTCCTCCCGCACGCCTTGAATGGCGCGGGCCAGGTTAGGCCCGAGGGGTGGGAGAACTACCTGACGGCCAAGCAGCGTGCGATCGCCGAGACGAGGTACCACGGCATGCCCTACTGCTTTTTCGGGGTCGGACCACTGCGCGCTGCCCCTTTGGCCGTCCCCCCGCAGAACGATGTCCCCTGGCAGCCGATACGTGCCGCCGTTGCGCTCGAGGAAGGGTGGACGCCGCAGGACAACGTCATGTACACATTCGCGGCCCGGATTAGGCATTTCCGTGGGTCCCCGTCTTTCGTGCGCGAGAGGTGGTGGACCTGCCCCCTGTGCGGCCGGCACAACCCGTG